GATTTATAGTTTTTTGCTGTCCCCTACCACCCACCCATTTAGCTGCTATTTTTGTGGGTTCCCTTAGGAAAACCCTTTTGGATAACCAATTGAACCAAATTAATATGAAAATTTAGAATTTGAAGCCTAATTTGCGGCACTCACCTCCTTACTTATGGGAGCCTGATGCCGAACTTCTGCAAGAATGATCTGGCAGTGTCGCTTAGCCCTCCTCTTCCCCACTTAAGCTGCTCTACTTCCTTCAGGCTCTTGGCAATGGCCGTCACCTTCTGCGACATCCACTTGTCTGCTGTGAGTGAACCATAGCGTTGTCTTAAAGCCTTCTTCAGGTACTGAGGATCCATCATTCCCTGCTTGACTCTGTAAATTCCAATGGTCAGCGGGTAGAATTTGAAGGTCTCCAAAAACATTTCAGTCCCTGGGAAGAAGGACAGATAGATCTCTGCTCCGCTATCCCATCTCACTCCATTTGACTCGGCAATGGGGTTGATGATTGTTGTCTTGATCAACTCACGCCGAGACTCGTCTTCATTCTCTTTATACTGCTCAAGAACCCATCTGGCTAAATATCCTGACAATCTGTGGATGGTAAGATCGTCGCTGTTAATTGGATTGTTCCTGTTTCCAGGAAAATGATTATTGACAACCTCCACCTGCCACTCTCCAAATTTAGGATTTGCCTTCCTCTCTGGCTTACGCGAGAGAGCAGCCTTGGCCTTTGCGGCATTGAGGAAGAAGATCCTAACTGCAGCAAGATTGACTGATTCTGCATATTTAACACAGAATGCCATATACCCTGCATCAGGATCAAATCCATTTGCACCTGTTGATGCGACATCATAAAACACCAAATCGGACATCACACTTCCAAGTCAATCCCTTAGGTAAAAAC